TGCGCGTTCTGGCGTGTTTAGTTCATTTACTATTATCTCAAATCTTCATTTAGAGAATGCACTAGGAGGAGTCCCAATAAAAACATACTATGAAACCTTGAATAATTCAATTTTTTCTACAGTTCATTTTCTAAATTATTTTTATTACAATGAGCCAGAGCTTGGTGCAATATCTAAACCTGCTCCGATTAATAGAATAAGAGCTATCGGGCGCATTGACCCGACTAATTTGGAAGAAAATTGGTTCTTTGAGCTTGACAACGAGAGAGAGGTGTGTTATTATGTATGTATAAATGAGGAAAAATTGAAAACAGACAATGCCCTTCACAAAAAGATAGTTTCAAGGCTGAAAGACAAGCCAAGAAATGCCTTTAGAAAGGTCTCGTATGCAGTTTACGAGACGGAGCATTCACAAGACTTTGGGTTCTGCGTTGCCCACACTAACGTAGTACAACAACAAAATACCCTTGACAAGCTAGAACAAGGGTGATACATTAGATATCGAGGAAAGCTCGGTATACTTTACAACAACAAACAGGAGAAAAAACTAATGTCAATCAATATGGAACTAATGAGAAAGAAGCTCGCTCAACTTCGCGGAGAAGGAGAAAAGGAGCAGTCCCACTGGTTTAAGCCAGATGAGGGAGATCAAGATATTCGGATCGTGCCATCACCAGATGGAGATCCATTAAAGGAGATGTACTTCCACTATAATGTTGGAGAGCATCGCGGCGGCATTGTGTGCCCAAAAAGAAACTATGGAGAAGAGTGCCCTATCTGCGAATTCGCATCTTCTCTATGGAGAGAAGGCACTCAAAACAACGACGAAGAGAGCAAGAAATTAGCTAAGTCTTTGTTCGTCCGAGCGCGCTACTTTTCCCCCGTTGTCTTACGCGGTAGAGAAGATGAAGGGGTCAAGATCTATGGCTACGGCAAGCGCGCCTATGAAAATCTTCTGGGTTATATTTTAGACCCAGATTATGGTGATATTACGGACCCTCTTGAGGGAACAGACATTTCACTGACCTATACGAAGCCAACTACGCCCGGGGCATATCCCCAAACGAGTCTTAAGATGCGACGAAACACTTCGTTGTTATTGGAAGACAAAGAAGCTATCCCCGCCCTCCTTGATAGCATGCCAGAGTTCGACTCGTTGTTCGAACGCCACACTTCTGAGGAAATTGATGCAATTTTAGATGAACAACTTTCTGGAAATGCGAGCGCCGAATCACGCTCGACGGAAACCACTCGATACGGTAAAAATAAGAGCGATGTGGACCGAGCATTCGACGAATTGATGGCAAACAAGTAGAAAGCCTCTATAGAGCCGCTGGCACCCCGGTTTAAATAGGGTGCCATATTTTTTAAAGGAGAAATAAAATATGGATTGGTTAAAATCATTACTAGCCAGTTGGAAGGTGAGAGTTGCCCTTGTTGGGGGTGCTCTTGTTGTAGCTACCACATACGGAACATGTACTCTTGATCCGGAAGTTGTTTCGGAGGTCAACACAAATACCACCGAAACAACAGGTACAGTGGAGGTCTCAACCACCACTACGGGTAATACCGAAACAACAGCAGCCACCACAACTACAAGCGACAATAACGCCGCAACTGGCACCACGACTGCCACTACCACTAATAGTACGACTGAGTAGTAAAAAAAGCCGCTGGCAGACCGGTAAAAAGTCTGCCGCTTTAAGGAGATAATAAAATGAGATTCGTTCTACCAGTTCTTGCTGCTAGCCTTTTTATGGGCTGCGGTGATAAGGACGAGGACACTGCGGCTGACACCGCTGACTCTGTTGACACAGCAGCAGAGTGAAAAAAGCCGCTGGCAGACCGGTTATAGTCTGCCGCTTTTTTAAAAAAGCTTTAACATTTATTTTTTTAATGTTATTATAATATCAAGTTTGGCATAACTCTAAAATGTCGTTATTCATTGTTGGAAGCAGTTAAGCGGAAGACACATATTACAATAGGAGAAAATATGAATAAGAACCAATATGACGCTGTATGTGCGTCTTACACCGGTCCCAAAGATTGGGACTATCACAATGTAGGTGGGATTGAACTAACCTATATTATTGGAGCCGGCGGTGCAACCGCGCAGGTCCGTCAAGCGGGTCTTGACAACAGCCATGTGAATGAGCTAATTGAAAGCATCTTCACTCACGGCCAACAAGTCCCAGTAACCCTAGAAGATGTTGGGACACGCCCGGATGGCAGCACTCAATACCGGCTGGTCGATGGCGAACATCGTTATCGAGCATTTATGAAGTTGAAGGAGGCCAACCCAAAAGATGCCCGATGGAAGCACATCCGAGCATATACCAAGGCCTTTAGCGATGATTGGGAGAGGCTACAATACCAGTCAAAATCAAATCACCATGGCTTGCCGGCAAAAAGCAATGCCAATAGCGATGCGGCTCTAATGCTGTCTCATGTGGTAGACGGAAGCATTCCGGGACTTCCCGCCAGCCTGCAGAAGCTGGCAGGCTCCAGGGGCAAGAACTCCACCTCTCCAAAGGCATATCTCAAAGAGCTTCAGGTCGCCCTGAAAACTCTTTATCCTGATATGTCCGCTAAACGTCGCAAGTCTATTGCCGGTGCATTTGTCAAGAGCATTCCTGGAAAGCTGAGAGGTTATTCTGCGAATATTGCAAAGAGCGATTTTGATGATTGGGCTGGAGATGTTAATCTGCCTTTGACTGCCGAGAACGTGACCCATACAGTGAAGAACCACAACTACATTGATTGGCAATTGATTGCGCGATTGTTCTCAGCCAAAGATGACAGCAACAATAAAAATGACAATGTCGTTATTATGTTTTGGTCAGATATCGCAGGGAAAGATCACGACGCTCTCGACGAACACCGCACACAAATGATCAATCGAATCAACAAGCGCAACGCCTCATCGCTGTTAAAGAAGGGCCGCAGGCTTGCAGATCGGCTGTTTGTCGCACCGCAGAAGCAGAACTCTTCTCACGATGAGTATGGCTTCTACGAAGTGACGATGGATCAGAACGGCAACTTCCCAACAGGAGTGCCAACAACTGGATGGGATACCCGCATGCAGCAATCAGAAGCTGCTAAGTAAAACAAATTAGTCGCACGATACGTGGGCAAGCTGACACATAAGAACCCGAGGCGCCGCTAGCAGACCGGTCAAAGTCTGCTGTTTTTACTTGACACCAGAACACTCAGATGTTATTATATATCCACAGGAGGGCATATGCCTAGAAAAAAGAACGAAACCAAGGCCGGTAGGGTTTCTATGCAAGATCTAATGGGTCTTGTAAACAAGAAAGCCGGCAGAAATGTTGCACATGATCTAACGGGTGAAAACCCAACAGAAGTAAAGGAGTGGATCTCCACGGGTTCTAGGTGGCTCGATTCGATTATCTGCAAGGGGCAGGTAGCTGGGATCCCCGTTGGAAAAGTTACAGAACTAGCTGGCCTTGAGAGTACGGGTAAATCCTACATGGCCGCACAAGTTGCAGCAAACGCTCAGAAATCGGGCAAGATGGTTATCTATTTTGATTCTGAGTCTGCCATTGACCCAGGCTTCTTGGAGCGAGCAGGGTGTGACCTAGAGCGATTAATGTACGTTCAAGCGTCTTCTGTAGAGTTTGTGCTGGAGACCGTAGAAGAGCTACTCGGAGCGACCGATGAGCAGCTATTGTTTATTTGGGATTCGCTAGCACTAACGCCCTCCATTTCAGATGTAGAGGGAGATTTTAACCCCCAATCTTCAATGGCAGTGAAGGCTCGTATTCTCGCTAAAGGGATGTCTAAATTAATTATTCCTATTGCTGACAAGCAGGCCACATTTTTGGTCCTTAATCAGCTTAAAACCAATATTCCCAGCGGGCCTAACGCTCGCATTGTGGCGATGACCACACCCTACATGACACCCGGCGGCAAAGCGATGCACTATTCTTACTCGCTGCGCATCTGGCTTACTGGCCGAAAGGCTAAATCTGCGTTCATCGAGGACGATAAGGGCTTCCGGATTGGATCCGAAGTTAAAGTTAAGCTAGAGAAATCACGCTTCGGAACACAAGGAAGAAATTGTGCTTTCCGAATCTTGTGGGGAACTGAGGACATCGGCATTCGCGACGAGGAGTCGTGGTTTGATGCTGTTAAAAGCTCGGATCATCTTACTAGCGCCGGCGCTTGGTACACGCTCAAGATGCCAGATGGCTACGAGAAGAAGTTCCAACCTTCCAAATGGACACAGATTTTGCAAGATGATGAAGAGTTTAAGAAAAACATTATTAAATTAATGGACGAAGAGGTTGTTCAGAAGTTCGATCGTCGTGAGGGCTCAGCAGAACAATTCTATTCCGATCCCGGATAAAACACTTGACAAGTCCCCTGTGAGGGGTTATAATTATTTATAAGCTTGTAGGAGGGCTTTGTGAATATTTTTGTATTAGACGAGAATCCAGAAATCGCAGCTACCATGATGTGTGATAAACACATTGTTAAGATGATTCTCGAAACAGCACAGATGATGTGCACGGTTGTTGCGTCCTATGGGCATAGCACGCCGTATCGTCCCACACACGCTCGGCATCCTTGTACCATCTGGGCCGCTGAAACTAGGGCCAATTGGAATTGGCTCGCTACTCATGGAATGGCTCTATGTGACGAGTACACCAAAAGATATGGCAAGGTCCACAAAAGCCAAGAGATCATTGAGTGGTGTGCTGCCGCGCATATTGATCTCCCGGAGTTGCCCCAAACCCCGTTTGCACAGGCAATGCCGGAGCAATACAAGAACGAGTGTGTGGTAACTGCATATCGTTCTTATTATATGGGCGATAAGGCCCATTTCGCAACTTGGAAAAACGAATCACCCGATTGGTGGATGGCATAATGACAAAGACTGATAAAAATAGAGTATTGATTATAGACGCACTCAATATGTTCCTGAGAGCATACATTGTAGATCCAAGCTTGTCTACAAATGGTGAGCCGATCGGCGGATTTAAGGGATCCCTTAAGATCGTTCAGAAGCTCGTGCGCATGACGAAACCCAACGAGATCGTGATCGTGTGGGACGGCCCCAACGGCTCTCAGAAGCGCCGTAGTTTGGACAAAAATTACAAGGCCGGCCGCAAGCCGATCCGGCTGAATAGAAATGTCAAAGCGTTAACTGAAAATGAAGAGATGCAAAACAGAATTTGGCAACAACAGCGCTCAATAGAGTACTTCAATGAGATGCCTATTGTTCAAGTGATGCTCCCAGAGGTGGAGGCTGATGATGTCATCTCCTACCTGACTCGCATGAGCTATTACGACGGCTGGCAAAAGGTGATCGTCTCCAACGATAAGGATTTCTATCAACTATGTGATGAAGAGACGGTGGTATATCGTCCGACTAGCGATATAATTTACAACAAGAAAAAGATTGTTGAGGAATTGGGAGTCCATCCAAGAAATATGGCTCTTGCGCGCGCACTAGTAGGGGATGCCTCCGACAATCTTCCGGGTATCAAAGCGGTGGGATTCAAGACAATCCAAAGGCGCCTTGGATTCTTAGGCGCCGAAAAAGACTATACCATAGATGATATTGTTTCCTATTGCGAAAAAGTAGATAAAAAGCTTAAATTTCATGACAACATCTTGGAAGGTCAAGAGAGGATCGCACATAATTATAAAATGATGCAACTTTATTCTCCCATGCTTTCTCCCCAATCAAAAGACTTTGTCAGAAACGCTGTAGAGAACTTTGAGTGTAATTTCAACAAGATAGAAATACTTAAGAAAATGAGAGATGATGGCTTTGGAGAATTAAACTGGAAAGACCTTGAACTTCACCTGAATAAAATTAACTCGGAGCGCTAAATTGCTTGACTTTAGAGTAAATTCTGTTATATTTAGTATTGCAAAGGCGGGGTGATTTTTGAAAGAAAATGTTAGTTTTAGTCGCTATGGAAAAGCTTTCCAAGAGGGCCTCGTTCAGATAATTTACGAGGATCGCCCCTTTGCGGATCAGATTACGGAAGTCCTTGATGTTAATTTTCTTGAATTGGAGTATCTTCGTGTTTTTGTTGAGAAGATAGTCAATTATCGAGAGAGATATGCGACCCATCCCTCGGTTGAAGCCGTTAT